CAAGGGGCAAGTATGTTGACCCATCGGTAAAGAATAATGACACAATCAGCGCAGGCAATTAAGCCGAAGAAAAAGCCGAAACAACGGCGCCGTCTGAAGCAGCATCAAACAAAAGAAGATCATATCAAGAATAATGGTGCCTACTTCAACAAAGGCAAAAAGTACAGAGCCGGAAAGTATTTCTCAACTAAAGCAGGCAGAACTGTTGAGTATCGCTCATTGTATGAGTATGCCTTCTACAAAGGCATGGATTCTGACCACGATGTAATAAAATATATCGTAGAACCAATGAAGATTCCATACTCAGACAACTCCGGGCTAAGGCGCAATTACATTCCAGATGTTCTGGTTCTTTATGCAGACGGAAGAATTGAGCTATGCGAAATCAAGCCATCATCTGCAACAAAGGCTTTAAATGTTCAGCTAAAAGCAAGGGCCGCCGTTGCTTATTTAAAAGACAATAAGATAAACGCCAAATACCGGTTCATAACAGAAAAAGAAATCTTCGAAAAAGACGGAGATTATCGTAGACTGCTCAAGGAAGTAAAATGAAGCCATTTAGCAACGTCATCTCTCTTGACTTTGAGACAACCTCAACAAACCCAGAGGAAAGAATTAAAGACGTCCGAGACGGCGTTGTTAAATCCAGACATAAGTCGCGCATTTGGTCTATTGGTCTCGCTACAAGACAGGGAGGCACAGAAGCAATATTTAAGCCTTCAAAAGAACAACTCGAATCAGAGCGTATAGCCCTAAGTCGGAAAGACTTCTATGCCAGTAATATGGAATGGCAGTCATACATCTCCGGTCAAAAGAAACCAACGTCGGCAGAGCTTCTATTTGAAGCAACAGACCATGCAATCTTAAAACATCTGGACAACAGTCTTACCTATGGCAACTCAGGTATGATACTTGTTCAGAACTTAGGGTTTGAACGGGCGTTCTACGGAAGCCTTCAAGGTTCCTCAACATCAAGGTTAATGAGCCAGATGTATGAGCGTTCTCCAGATGGGCAAACAAGACTATACACACCATCCGAGGTTACAAAAGCAAGGGCCGCTGCTAATGACGCTAAAACGCTCTCAGATTTAGATAAGGCCATGGATAAGGTAATGGCAGCCTACCAAAAAGTAGACGCCTCTGTGATGAAATATGACACAGAAAGGGCGGTTAAAGGTGGACTACCTATGTTCTACGCTGCCGACCTTATGGATTTCACAAAAGCTACATTTGTAAAAGCGGCCGCTCAGGGCCATATTCCCGAAATCTACAAAGAGGCTGGTCATAACGTAGATTTTCTCTCAAGGCTCTTTCTTGGCGAGCACGAGACTCACGGCGCATTGTCTGATGCCAATCAGCAGATTCGACTATTCGATAAAATTAACAACCTGAGAGAAGAGCTAATCTCTGGAAATATATCAGAGGAAAGTACTGGTATCTTCAATAAGATGAGAATGGTATCTGGTACGGTCAGAGAGATGCAGGCTGCAAAGTCGATTATCTCGAACATTGAGAAATTTAAAGAGAATGGGTCCTGGGACTCAAAGCAAAGGATCGACACAGCTACAGTTCCGGTTATAAACTCTCTGACCGGCGAAACCAATCACATTGAAGTGCCAAGATTCAATCGTAATGTCTCAAACGAAGCAGGATTTGCGAACTTCCTAACAATGGTGGGAAAAAGATATAGCGGTACCCAGGCTCACGAAGAGTTGCAAAGAATCATCAAAATGGCGGAAGGTAACATAGACGTTGCCCAAGACCTCTTGAGGAATCCTGATTCAACAGCAAGGATTGGTGTTGCAGAAATAGGCCGAGCAGATTTACTTGATAAGATTCTCAAAGGAGAGCAGCTGACCGGCGAAGAGCTTATAAGGATAAGAGATACAAACATTGCACAAGGGACACAAAAGTCCTTTTCCCAATACGCCGAAGAGGCCTATAATAAGGTCAGGAACAGCCATGAGGCGTTGCAATCTATCCTTCCTCAGAATCATAGGGTCGGCATCCCCGCTATCGGATTAGCGGCCGCGGGCGGACTTTTATATATGATGTCAGACTCTTTCGATGACGACATGAGGGTCAGAAAACTAAGAGACAGACAAGAAAGACTAGACTTTAAACAGTATAACGACCCAACATTCAACAGGTTTTCTGCATTGGATTATTCAAACGCAATTCCAGCAGGATATGTAGAAGCACAATACAGGGATTCAAGAAGAGCGTATGAGTATTGATAGAGCACAACTTTGGGATCAGATAAAGTTAGAATCTAATGATGGATTTTTCTCAACAGACAAGTCCAGAACAAAGAATGCAATAAACACATCCCACAGGCTATTCGAAAATAGCCTGGCACGAAAAGATCATCCTATTAAATGGTCTTCAAATATCTACCGGAAAAATGCAAACACCGATTATGCAGATGTTCGAAGAATGATGGATGCAGTCGACCCGCTTGAAAAAGGCTCAATCGGAACAGCATTAAAAGCAGAGGCAATTACAAACTCAAGAAACAGAACTGCAGCAGAAAGAATCTTTGGTGCAGCACCAGGTTCAAGCAAATTCAATTCAACACAGCCTGTTCGAGGCGGCGGCATCAATAATATGTATGCCTTCAATAGCTTTGAATCTTTTACCACTGCAGGTATGTCTGACCACTTAGGCAGGGCCAGTAAATTCGCAATGGGTTATGGACTCCGTGATGACCTCATGAACTCTGTTGGTTTGATGACCAAGCACCAAAAATCAATTATCTCATCAGCATCTACAAAAACATCAGATAAGCTGTTTACCGGTATGGCTCCGATAATGGGAGGCGTGTTCGCACTAACAGAGGCGTCAGATTATATCTTTGGCAATAAAGAATCAACTATTACAGACAATGCGGCTACCTCTATTGCTGGAATGGCTCTAACTACTGCTGCAGGTACATACGGATTCCGTGTCGGCAAAGAATTAACACACTCCGCAACATCTCTGCTTAAAGGAGCTCCGATCATTGGCAAAATAGGCCGAGGAGCAGCAGGAGAGGCCCTAGGGTGGGCAGGTAGAGCTAGGGGTGTAGCCAAGCTTGCGACGGGCACTGTTGGCGGCCTAGTGGCCGGCGGCGGGCTAATGTGGGCAGCAGACACAGCTATTGGCCTAGCAAAAAGTCTTGCAGATAGAGATAACAGAATTCTACAGGTTAGAAATTCATTATTCACATCTGGCGCCGGTAATACTTCTGTAAACACACAACAACTTGCAACAAGTAGACAAAGGGCTTTTGCAAAATTATCTAAGTCCTCATTAAACGATAAAGGTTATATCCTTGGCAATGAGGCAGCTATACTGAAAGGCATATTCTAATGTCAGAAGAACTAGAACAAAACACTGACCATATCCGCAAGGACATAGAAGAGGACGACAATCGGACGCCGACGTCGTCCCTTATTCAGCTTTACGAAATGCCGTGGCGGGATTATCTAAAACATAAAAACTATGATACCGATATCGGCAATATGTGCAAAAACTGCCAAAAAGAGCAGATTAGAAAGTATGGAGAGATTACAATTAAATGTTCAGGACCAAAAGATATTAGCGTCCTAGACCAAGATATTGTAGCCGACCTAAACAAAGAAGAGCTTGACGAAATTAAGCAGGCGATGGACCCCGTATACTGGGCCGAGAAGAATATCGACGTAAACCAGCCGGACCCAACGAAACGTTTATATGTTAATAGATGGTACCAATCTATGCAAATTAAATGTTCGGCGTCTAAGAAAGCTATCCGATGTGGACGTCGTTCAGGAAAATCCTACGGCCTTGGTATTGATATCGCCAACAGACTTGTTCAAAACAGCAATTATCAAATCCTTGTAGTAACACCGTTCCTGTCACAAGCCAAAGAACTTACAAACGTAGTTAAAAAGATTCTGCGCTCTCTCGGGGATACAATCGGAACATGGGACGACCTTGTTGAACGTTCAGTTACATCTCCGTACCAAGAAATCCAGATGAAGAACGGTTCAACATTCAAGGCATTTACCGCCGGTAATGACAACGCAAATGCTGTCCGTGGTCAGGGTGCACATCTTATCATTATTGACGAGGCAGACTTCTTGACACAAGAGGCATTCGACTCCATTACTGCCATTCTGATGGATAAACCGAATACAGAAATTATCTGTACTTCAACACCTATGGGCGAAGGACTGCTTTATAAATTTGCAAACTCAAAAGACTACAAAGAGTTTCACTTCCCATCTTTCGTCATTCCGCACTACAATGACGACATGGATAGAGAGTTTAGAAACTCACTGTCTATGATGGCATACATCCAAGAGATTTGTCTAAGAGAAAATGAGGAAGTGCTAACTGAATGCGGTAAAAAATATATACAAGATATTAAGGCTGGTGACATAGTATTTGATAAAAATATGAACCCTGTTAAAGTGTGGCAATCTGCTAGAAAAACAGGGCATAAAGAAATACTTAAAACAACTGTAAATATTCCAGACACTATCCTGCATACAACCCCTGACCATAAATTCCCAAATAGAGATAATGAGAAGGCATGTATTTCGGAATTGTCCGAATTAGAGGTTTATAGGACTCCATATAAAAATAATTCAAAAGATGAAATCCTGGCCAGACTAATAGGATACAATCTCGGCGACGGTACAATAACCTCTACGAGATTCGACTCATATTGGTATTCTTCTGAGAGAGAGGATATGCTCTTAGTCTCTGAGGATATACGTAAATTATGGCCAAATTTAAAAGCGAGTGTTCTGGAATATTTAGTTAGAAATAGCAGCAGAGAAAACGCTCTCGTAAAAGTTGACGGAATGAGATATTCTGTATCTGTAAGCAATGAGGCTACCAGATATTTAATGGATTTAGGTATGGTTCGCGGCAAAAAAGTCGAGCAGGAATTTAATGTTCCTAAATTCGTATTGAGCGGCAGTGAATCGGTAAAAATTGAATTTATAGCCGCACTATTTGGAGCAGAAGGGTCTACGCCAAGAGTCGATAGAAATGGCAAGACTTCATGTACAGTTTCTCTATCTATGTCAAAAAGAATTGGTGTAAATGGGTTGCCGTTTTTTAATAATTTAAAGGCGATTCTCTCCGATATAGGAATCCAAAGTTCTGTGGCATATAGGGATGTAGGAGTGAATACCGTCTATACTCTATATATTCTAAGTTCTCCGGAAAATTTGTTAAGATTTCATAGTAAAGTTGGTTATAGATATTGCGTTAGAAAAGAGCTTGAGTCTCTATATATGTCTGCGTATATTTCGTACAAAAACAAAAAATCCGAAGACGAGGCCTTGTTTGTAGAAAAATGTAGGAATATGAAGGCGTCTGGAATGACAATTGACGACATCTTCAATCATTTTAACAAAGAGTATTCCAAGAGTTATATAGGCAAGGCTATACACAGAGATAGGAAGAATCCAAGAACTGTAGATACGATTACATACAGTTCGTTTAAGGAAAGAAATGTAACTGATAGGGGCAGCATTTTTGTAGAGATATTATCAAAAGAGCTGGTTGACAGCGCCAATACGTACAACATTGGCGTATCATCAGATGATACTTCTTATATACTTTACAATGGCGTAAGGACATTTAACTGCGCAGAATTCGGGTTGTCAGATAACTCAGTATTTGACACCGACCTTGTAAACAGAAGTACGCTTATCGATACTGATGCAGATATACATGACGTCATTCTCAATAGAGACAAGTATATCGTATCATTAGGCTGCGACTGGAACGCGGATAAAGTTGGTACACGAATCTGCATTATTGCATTCAACAAGACGGATGGCAAAATCTTTATTGCCAATCTCTCTAATGTAAGAAGAGAGGGATGGACCCAGGTCGCCGCAGTTGAGAAAATCGTAGAGCTAAACAGACTTTACATTCCGGACTACATCTATGTCGACGAAGGTTTTGGTGAGGCAAACGTACAACAGTTAAAGCTGATTGCAGTGAACTCCTTTGGAAAGCTGCCAATGGACCATCCTGACCTTAAGCTCAGAGATGTAGTCCCAGTAAACTTCTCTTCGACGCTAGAACTTCGAGATGTAATGACCGGAGAAATCCGAAAAAAATACTTCAAGAACTTCATCGTAGAGACAACAAAGCGGGCACTAGAAACTGGCATTCTTGCGTTTAAGAATCCAATCGCCGCGCCTATTGTTGAGCAGATGAAAAACTACATCGTTAAGTCTAGGTCTGCAAATGGACGCGAAATATACGAAGCCAAGAATCATGAAATTGGGGACCATGACCTTGATGCCTTTATGATTGCATTGGCTGGCCTTCAATTAAACGAAGATTCTATATTAGATACAAGACGCTACTCAAATGTTACAATTTTGCCACTTGAAAAACGTGGGACAGAGGCGTATAATGGCTCAAATCAAATAGAAAAACGCTCGTATTCAAGCGAGGACAAATACCATCGGACAGTTCGTGTCGCCCCTGGAATTAACAGGCGTTCATCAATAACTGGTGGACCGATGGGCGGCAGAGGTTCTTTGTCTAGAGAGACAGCCTCTACTTTCATGAATAGGTATAGAACTACAATGAGGTCAAGACCTAGATAAGAGGAATCTTCGAACTATGGATTACAATCTAATCAGGATTACTGATAGCACCGTTTTGTCGGATGCCGGTATTTGCTACTATGACCCGATAGAAGAGGTTATCAAAGAAGTTGGTTCTGGATATATGATGGGGACAAATCCAACGTCCCCTGTAGTCCATAAGCTGATGTTGGTAATTAAAAACGGCTCTATTAAAAAGGTGAATATCAAAGTCGTTAAGAATAGCGAACTCGAATCATTATTCGATATCAAAATTCTTCCTGGGGTTTCGGCCCCAGGTCTTTCTTCCTTCGCAGAGGTAGACACATTTAACAGCCTTGAGATTACAGACGGCCTCCAGCCTTACTCACTTATTCCGTTCCACGTTTACATAAAACCAAAGGGCCCAATAAACGCCCTACTCAATGCTCCATTGGAGTTAACCTATGAGTTCTAGTTTTACTGTAAAAGAAATTAGCTCTATCCTTGAAGAGCTAACTGTTGCAAAATCAGAAATCCTTGGCAAGCTCAAGGACCTTAAGGTAACAGCAACGGATGAGCGAGACCCAGACGTAATGACAGCAGTAAGAAATCTCTACGGCGAAGAGGCGATAAAAGATGGCAAGACCTCCATTTCATTTGAAATGGTTGCACAATGTATCAACATCGTCCGTAGAGCTGGCAAAGCAAAAGCAGCGGAGCTAATTAAATGATTGAGCTATGGGGCTCACAGAGCCAAAATACAATTGTTGACCAACAAAGGGCGGAGTTGTATATGAGGCTTTTTCAGTATGCCTCATCAGACTTCGTTAATAATCAGGACATTAAGACATTTGCAGAAGATGTCTTGAACTGGGCCAAGTCTGTAGAAAATAGAATGAAGCAGTTTGAGAAAGACTTAAACCTTCATACTCACAAAATTCCTGCACACACTCATCAGGTTCCGCCGCATACTCACCTTATTATGCCTCATGTTCACCCAACGGCATGGGGTCCAAGCGGGCCAAATGTTCCTCAGCCAACAGACACCGGCACATTAACAATGACCGGCGTAAATCAGGAATTCGAATCCATTAAGCCAACAAAAGAGCTAAAATGGAGAGATGGACAAATCCCCAAGACGTATCAGAACACATCTGGCGTTACAACGAATCTAGACAACAAAGTTACAGCAGGCTCAGGAATCATTGGAGACTCAACCGTTCACCAAAGACGGTCAACGCCTTTGGCTAAGTCCATGACTCCTAATATCCCGCCTTATTTGTTGCCAACGCCACTATAGGATAAAGATGGAATTAAGCAGAAAAGTAAATCCAACGGCTAATACATCATATGCTGTTGCTTATGCACAACTTATTGTTGACCATTTTTCAAGAGCCCTTCAGGAAAACGGCTGCTTAATTCAAGTTCCTGTAGGTCTTTACATTCAATTTGACGACCAATATAATAGATTAGTTGACTACATAGAGAGTGCACTGAATGCTGGCAACATTGACAATGATCGCGCTGGCGATCAATTTGACAATATCGTTTCCACTAGTGGGACTATTAACCCTAGACACCTCGCCGCGATAAAGAGCGCAATTAAAAAGGCGAGTAATGATTGTTTTGCCTGCAATATCGAAAAGCCGAAATTTGACTTTTCCGGCATATTCGGTAATCTGCTAGGTGATATTACATCGTCTTTGGACCAATTTAGAAACATAGGTAAATACAATAAAGCATCTGTTTGTCAGTATGCGTTCTTCCTGTCTTACCTTTGTTTACCGGACCTCCTAAAACTGATTGCGCTTATCCTTGCAGCAATCGTAAAGGTCACACAAAATATACAGCTTCCAAGATTGACGGTCGCAGTATTTATCAATGCAATCCTCGGCGCTATCATCGAGGCCCTTGTTAAGAACATTTCCGTATTGGCTAGATTCGCCCTTACACCAGTTCTATGTATACTAGACTCTATTGATTCTATCCTTGACCAATTACCAACTCCGGAAAACATTAGGAGTACAAGTGCCAAGGACTTAGAAGAGCTAGGTGTAAATAAAAAAATCTTAGAAGGCCAATACGACACTAATCTCAAAAAGAAAACAAAAGAGATTAGAGAGCAGTATACATCCCGCGTAAACAAATACGCAGAGTCAGCAGAGTTGAACACCCGTAAATATGTAGAAGAAATTATGGGACCTCTGCAAGAAACAATCAATCGTAGTGTTGAATCGCTGAATAACTCAATTCAAGAGCTAACCGGCCTTTTAAATCACTTTAGTTGCGAACCTGCCCGCTCTGGTTTGAGCATTTCTCAATACCTGAGTAATCTTTCAGAACTTATGGCAATGGCAAATCTTCTAAGATACATTGTCAGGATGAAGGCAGGTAAGGCAGCAATCGAGAAAGTCTGCAATGCTCCTGCTGGACAGCAAAACTTCGGGCAGGATAACGATACGACAGCTATTGATGGAAACCTATCAATCGCCAATATCGGCGCTGTTATCGCTGATACAATTGGCACTGATATCGACCTTATTGCAGATGAAAAAGGAAACGCCATCGCTGTTGCTATCAAAGATAACGACGAAGGCAACAAAGACAACCTTTCTTTCTATTCCTGTAATCTGGATGACTTCGCAAGATCTGTAACGGTTCCCGGCCTAATCGAGGAAATCGCCAAATACGATTTTCCGAACATAAAAATTGATGAGTGGAATCCTTCTCCATGGAAGGTTACAATAATTCCTGATTCTAAATACGACTACGGCCGGCCGAATACCTCTATTGTTCCGCTTACAATAAATACTGACGATCCTAATTGGAGTATTCCAAAACACATTCAAAACGTCGTTGGTTTTATCGACAAATACAACGGTGCAACAGACCCAGCAAGAACATCAAACAAAATTACCTTCGTAGATGAAGACCTGAATCGAATTATCAAAGATAGATTCGTCAAAACCGAAGACGACAACATCGTAGACGGACTTACAGATTCTGCTGTTAGAATCGTCAATGAGGACGGCAGTGTGAAGATTATAGATTCCACTGGTCGAGTCCAAACGAACAACGGTGCACCCACACCAACAGCAGTAGAGAGCGTGGAGAGATTGATTTCCAACTTCAGCAAAACAAGAGCCGGCGATTCACCACTTGGACAGCTAGACTGTATTACAGATATAGAAAACGTCCTTAATAAACTCGGAGATTAATAATGAAAAATGAGGATATGGGTATTCTTCTGAATACCAACTATTCTTCGAATCCAAAGGAAATTAAGGATGCTTTAAGCCGTAAAGCTCTAGGTATCAGAAGACAGTCCCTATCAAATCCGGGGCTGTCTTATTTTGGCAAAAGAACCGGCGGATTTAACGATGTAATCTATCATGGCTTCAAGAACCATGAATACGACCTATACGAATATGCTCGTATTATCGACACAGAGGCAATCGTTGCTAAGGCATTTGAACGTCAACGCGCCCTTATCTTTAAGAACGGTTACTTCTTTGAATCCAACGACCCTAAAAACGTTGAGTATATAAAATCCAGAATTCGGGAAATCGAATACGTTACAGGTACTACGTTCCGCAATTTTATCGAGGAAATGGCCTATAATCTGGTAATGTTTCATAATGCCTACATTCTTCTAATTCGTGACGAAGATAAATCCACTGGTGAATCTGTAAATGTAGGTAGTAAGAAACTGGAACCAATTGCTGGATGGTTTAATTTACCAACAGAAACTATCCAACGTAAAATCAAAGAAAACGGCGACGTTGAGATGTATAAACAATATCTTGACCCGGCCACATTCAGATTGTTCACACCAGAGAAGGTGCGACATCTAAAATACAATGCCCGCTCTGGCTTTACTATGGGCACACCTCCACTAGAGGCTGTTAAGGACGACATCCTTGCCCTTCGACGTATTGAAGAATCCGTCGAGACATTAATCTATAAAGGTATCTTCCCTATGATTCATGTCAAAGTCGGCACAGAGGCAAATCCAGCAAGAGTTCTTGTTGACGGCACAGATGAAGTTGAGAAGATGGGCTATGTAATGCACGAGCTGGATGAATATGGCGGCATTACTACAAGTGAACGTGTCGAAGTAAAAGCAATCGGCTCAGAATCTTTAGCGCTTCGTGTTGAAAGCTATCTGGAATACTTCAAAGACCGAGTAATGCTTGGTCTCGGCGTATCGGATATCGACATGGGTATCGGCGATTCGTCAGGTAAAGCAACCGGCCAGATTATTTCTCAGACACTAAAAGAGGCGGTCATTAACAAACAGGATGCAATCGCAGAGTTTGTTACCAACTTCCTATTGAAGCCACTTCTCGTTGAGTCTGGCAGATATGATGCTGAATACGAAATACCTGAAGAAGACCTGGTAAAATTCCGATTTAATCATGTTGACCAAGATGCCCGCATTAAGATTGAATCTCATATCTTAAATATGTTCAATAGCGGCTTGCTCTCTATCAACGAAGCAAGGGCGGAAATCGGATACAAAGAAATTAGCGACAAAGAGATTTCTAGAATCGGCAAAGATAAAGAAATGATCTTGCCAACCTATCAGGTCGAAACCGCTAAGGTTGCAGCTACTGCCGCGGCCCAGGCTAAAAAAGAAAACAGCTCCGGCAATAAAACAAAAGCAGAGGGTGCACAAAAAGCAGCTTCATCTAAGACTAATCCAAAGAATCAATTTAGCGATTCCTTAGATTCCAGTCTATTCCCTATTGAAAATATTAGAGCTGCATCTGCAAACAAAACGTTACTATCTGAATACATTGAGAATCATGTAAAATCAGTTATTGACATATCTGATACACAATCGGATAATAACGTAAAAGATATTGTTTCTGTCTTCTCTGACGCTCTTTTCATAGCAGCTCAGTCCGAAGATATCTCAGACTCAGATATCAAAGATACGCTTTTGGAAATTTATAAGTTAGTTGGAGAAGCATAGTGAGAGCGTTTAACGACCGCTTCGAGACAACTGCAAGAGTTAGTGTAGGAGAAGAGATTCAGCAGCGAATCTCAGACTCCCTATCAAATGGATCAAAAGTTAAAAGCATCACAGTAAAGATGGAGGCTACCCACTCGGGTCGTCCAAATGGCAACAACTGGATTTACACTCCATCAGGAATGGCGGCGGGGCATAAAACATTTACCTCTCCCGGATTCAAACCTGTTTCTGAAGAACACCGGGCCGCCCCCAGAA